CCTTAGGGCTGTTTGATGCTACGGTAAAAGGCGTCCGAGCAATTGCACTGTCACTCGTTAGTTGACCCTGTATTAAGTAAGCAGGAATACCGTTGCGCCTTTGGGCAACATTTTTAAACTCTCGCTTAATAGGAGAAAATAATGTTAAAAAACATTAATGACGCGATCGACACTTTTCAAGGTGTCAAAACAAACTTCGTTGATACATACGTTAAAAATGAAGAAATTAAAAAACCACTCAATCAATTTATTTCAGCACAATCTTCCTTTGCAAAGATAATTGCTAAAGCTCATGTAGATTTTTTTACATCACTTGGGCTTTCAGCTTATACTTTCGATGCAAAAAAAGCATTTGCTAAACAATAAGGAGATTGATATGACTGATTTAAAACTCGGCAACATTTCGTTTGGTCCAATGTTTAAGGACTTTGATAGATACTTCGTAGGTTTTGAAGAGCACCAAGCTCACATGCAGAAACTTCACGCTGACGTCACTAAAAATATTCCCGGCTATCCTCCATACAACATCAAGAAAACTGGTGATAACACATATAGTATCGAACTTGCAATTGCTGGATTCGTTCAAAGTGAAATTGATATTGAAATCGATGGTGGTAAACTTATCGTTAAAGGTAATGCAGCATTAAGGGAAGATGACAAAGAAGAAAACTTCTTGTTCAAAGGTATTGCTAATCGCAGTTTTACTCGTGCATTTGCTATTGATGATCAAATTGAAGTTAAAAATGCTGAACTATTCAATGGCATGCTTAAGATCATCTTGGAACGCTTAGTTCCAGAAGAAAAGAAACCAAAGAAAGTTCTAGTTAAGATTAAGTAAATTTAACAATTGGAGTTATTATGGTAGTGAAAGTTTACAAACTTATTAGTGGTGAAGATATTATAGCTAATCTTGAAAAGGATACTCCAACGGAGATTATTTTAAAGAATCCAGCTGCTATTGTAGTACAACAAACAGAAGATGGTAGAGTTGGCGCAGCATTTGCTCCATATTCTCCATTTGCTAAGGATAACACTATTACAATTTACAAAACATCAATTGCTGGTTATATGGAAATAGATGTCAAATTGAGTAATGAATATAGCAGGATCTTTGGATCTGGCATTATGATTGCTTCTGCGTCTGAAATGCCGAAGATGATCGTTTAAATTTTACTTTTAATCTTAAACGGGGTATAATTAACTTTATACCCTGTTTTACTTTATACTATGCGATTCTATACTTCAGTTAACCGCTATGGCAACTCACTTCTCTATCGTGGATATGAAGATGGTGTTCGCGTCAAACGAAAGATTTCTTTCAAACCAACTCTTTACGTCAAAGGTAAAGGTAGATCTAAATTCAATGCTCTCGATGGGACTAACGTAGATCCTATCAAACTTGCTTCTATGCGTGAGGCAAAGGAGTTTGTCGAGAAATATGAAGGCGTTGAAAACTTCAACATCTATGGTAACACCAATTACATTACTCAATTTATTGCTGAAGACTTTCCCGGTGAAATTAAGTTTGATCGTAATCTAATTCGAGTTCATACTCTCGATATTGAGGTTGCTTCCAATGAAGGTTTCCCTGAACCAGATCAAGCAGCACATACTATAACTGCTATTGGCATTAAAGACAGCATTCTTAATGTTTACTTTGTGTGGGCCCTTGGCGAATATGACACGACTAAGGCACTCATGAAAGATTGCCAGATTCGTTATATGAAGTGCAAAGATGAGATAACACTCCTAAAACAATTTGTTGCTTTTTGGCATGATGAATTCCTATGTCCTGATGTAGTAACAGGTTGGAACATTCGTACATTCGATATTCCATATCTTATCAATCGTATTAATCGTTTGCTCGGTGAAGATGAAGCTAAGAAGCTTTCACCGTGGGGAATGGTTGAAGCTAAAATGGTTACTATGCGTAAAGGCATGGTTCAAGTGTATGAAATCACCGGCATTGCTCAACTCGATTACCTTGATCTATTCCAGAAGTTTGGATATTCGTTTGGTCCACAGGAATCATACAAGCTAGATCATATTGCTGAGGTTGTTCTTAGTGAACGCAAGTTGGAATACGATGGTAGTCTATACAGTCTCTATCTTACCGATCACCAGAAGTTTATTGATTACAACATCAAGGACGTATGGCTTGTCGATCGCATGGAAGATAAGATCGCCATGATTACGTTATGTTTGACTATGGCGTACAAGGCCGGTGTGAACTACTCTGATACAATGGGCACTGTTGCAATCTGGGATGCATTGATTCACCGTACACTGATGGCTGACAACATCATCATTCCACCAAATAAGAATAGTTACAAGACTGACTATGAAGGTGGATATGTTAAAGATCCTCAGTGCGGAGTTCATGATTGGGTTGCTTCCTTTGACGTTAACTCACTTTATCCAAACATCATTGTACAATGGAACATGTCACCTGAAACTATTATTAAAGGTGATATCGCACAGAATGTAAGTGTAGAAACTTGTCTTAGTGGTCTTAAAAATACAACAGATAAGTGCATGGCTGGAACTGGTCAATACTTCTCCAAACACAAACAAGGCTTCATGCCAAAGATCATTGAAGAAATGTATGATGAACGGGTTGTGATCAAGAAGAAGATGATTGAATCTAAGAAGGAACTTGAAGTATGTGATCGCACTGATAAAGTAGAAGTGTATCGCATTGAACGCGATATCGCCCACTTTGAAAACCAACAAACCGCGATTAAGATTCTTTTGAATTCACTCTATGGTGCTCTTGGTAATAAGTACTTCCGTTACTTCACAATGGAAATTGCAGAAGGTGTTACTATCTCTGGTCAGATGATTATTAAGTGGGGCGAGAAGCATCTTAATAAGTATCTGAATGATATGCTTAAGACTAATAAAGATTACGTTATCGCAATCGATACTGATTCAATCTATGTAAGTCTTAATGATCTAGTCCAAAAAGTTTATGGTGCAGATGGCGTAGTCTCTATGCCAAAAGATAAGATCGTAGACTTTCTAAGCCGTGTTTGTTCTAAGATCGAAACTGATGTATTCGATAAATGCTTTGGTGAACTCGGTGATAACTTAAATGTTTACAAACCTCGTATCACTATGAAGCGCGAGAGTATCGCTGATCGTGCAATTTGGACTGCAAAGAAACGATACATTCTAAATGTATTAGATAATGAAGGAGTTCGCTATGCAAAACCAAAACTTAAGATCATGGGTATTGAGGCGATCAAGTCGTCTACTCCGAGCACGTGCCGCAAGGCTTTTAAAGAGTTGTTTCAAGTGCTCATTAGTGGCACGGAAGTACAAACTCAGAGCTTTATTCAAGAATTCCAAAAGAAATTTGATTCCTTACCTGCTGAAGAGAAGGCGTTTCCTCGTGGGGTATCGTCGCTCAAGAAATACAGCGATCCAAAACTAATCTATAAGAAAGGTACTCCAATCAATTCACGAGCAGCACTACTTTATAATCACATGTTGAAGTTACATAAGCTGGAAAATAAGTATGAGGCTATTAAAGAAGGTGAAAAGATTAAGTACATTTATCTTAATCCTAGGAATCCTATGCGTGAAGATGTTATTGCATTCACTAGCATTTTGCCTCCTGAGTTTGGTCTCCATCGCTTTATTGACAATACGGTACAATTTGAAAAAGCTTTTCTCGATCCTGCCAAAATAATCATTCACTCAATTGGATGGCGTGCAGAAGAAGAGGCATCACTTGAAGACTTTTTTACTTAATAAGTAGTATACAGTTTAATCATTTTATGTTTGTACATCAACTAGCATATGTGGTATAATTGTAATAGCGCTATTTAATACATACTTCGTTTAAGGAAATACAATGAGCTTACTAGATAAAATTAAAAAAAATACTACAATTAAAGACTCGGCAATTCTGTCTCAGTCTAAGTTCTTCACTAAGAAGGACATGATTCAAACTTCAATCCCAGCAATGAACGTTGCATTGTCGGGTGAACTTGATGGTGGATTTGTTCCAGGTCTCACACTATGGTGTGGTCCTTCAAAACACTTTAAGTCTATGTTCTCTTTAATCATGGCTAAGTCTTATATGGACAAGTATCCAGATGCAGTGATGGTCTTTTATGATTGTGAGTTTGGTACACCCGATGCTTATTTCACATCACTTCAGATTGACAAATCCAGAATTCTTCATGTCCCAATCATGAATATGGAAGAGTTTAAATTTGATGTTATCAAACAACTTGAAAATCTTGATCGTGGAGATCGAGTTATCTTTGTTGTAGACTCCCTTGGTAACATGTCTTCTAAGAAAGAAATGGATGATGCTCTAGAAGGAAAGTCTGTAGCTGACATGTCTCGCGCAAAGCAGATGAAGTCAATCTTTCGTATGATTACACCTTATCTGAATCGTCTTGATATTCCAATGGTTGCTGTTAATCACATCTACATGGAACAGGGATTGTATCCTAAGGCAATTGTGTCTGGTGGAACTGGAATTTATTTATCAGCTGATAACATCTTTATTCTTGGTCGTCAACAAGAAAAAGACGGCACTGATCTAATTGGTTATAACTTTATTATTAATGTTGAGAAATCTCGTTATGTTCGTGAAAAATCTAAGATTCCAATCTGCGTTAAGTTTGAAGGTGGACTAAGTAAATGGTCTGGACTTCTAGACATGGCGCTTGAATCTAAGCACGTTATCAAACCAAGCAATGGTTGGTATGCAAAAGTAGATCAATCGACTGGTGAGATGGAAGATAAAAAATGGCGCATTAAGGACACAGACTCTAGCGAATTCTGGAGTTCTATTCTTATGGATGCATCATTTAGAAACTGGGTTAAAGAACGTTATCAAGTTTCTCACGGCGAGATGATTAGCGATCATGAAATTTTAGAAGAAATGGAAACATATGCAGAAGACAACGCCTCTGAGACCGCATAGAGTTTTAGGTAAGAGTTCTCCAACAGGTGATCTTCATGCATTAGCATTTACTACTGGAGATTTTGCGGATATCGTCTTCTCATATACTGACGTTAAGTTTAGAGAGAATGACGATACTCTCACTATTGCATTTGAATATCACTTACATGATGTTCCTCACCATTTAAAAGACTTCGACAAAGAAGTCTTTGAAAAAGAACTTGGTGATTTTATAACAGCACTACTCTATTATGGAATAGAGCGCGATAAGATGGGATTTATTGATGGCGAACAAAATAGAGAAGACGATTCTATCGAATCTGATGCACAATGAAGCGTATTGCCGAAAGGTGGTACCATTCCTAAAGACTGAGTATTTCTCAGATCACTTTGAGAAAGTGGTTGCACAAGAGTTAGTTTCTTTCTTTACACAGTATAACAAGCCAGCATCACTTGATATCCTTGCAATTCAACTCGGCAAGCGTAAGGATCTTCGCGGTGATCAGTTAAGTCAAGTTGAAACCTACATCAACGAACTTACATTCAAAACAGACAACGATGATTGGTTGTACAAAAATACTGAAGCCTTCTGTAAGAAGCAAGCAGTGTATAACGCAATCATCGATTCGTTTGAAATCATCGAAGGTAAAGACAAAGTTCGTACTGAGGATGCTATTCCTTCAATGCTATCCGATGCATTGGCCGTATCCTTTGATTCATCTGTAGGCCATGATTACCTTGAAGACTTTGAGGAACGATATGACTTCTATAATCGCAAAGAAGAAAAGCTTGAGTTTGATCTAGATCTATTCAATAAGATAACAAAAGGTGGTCTATCCAAGAAAACTCTTAATGTTATACTTGCTGGAACTGGTGTGGGTAAGTCATTGTTCATGTGTCACATGGCTGCTGCTGCCTTAATGCAAGGTAAGAACGTTCTGTACATTACAATGGAAATGGCAGAAGAACGTATTGCAGAACGTATTGATGCTAATTTATTGAACATGACAATGGAAGAACTTAGTAAAGTTACTAAGGACATCTATGAAACACGTCTAGGTAAACTAATCAAGAAAACTGCTGGCAAATTAATTGTTAAGGAATACCCTACAGCAGCCGCACACTCTGGCCACTTTAAAGCATTGCTTGAAGAGTTAAAGATGAAACGCAACTTTACACCAGACTTAATCATCATTGATTATTTAAATATTTGTTCTTCTGCTCGTATGAAAGCTGGTGCCGGTGTTAATTCATATACATTTGTAAAGTCAATTGCCGAAGAACTTCGTGGTCTTGCAGTTGAGTATAATGTGCCAATCATAAGTGCAACACAAACTACTCGTGGCGGCTTTGGCAATACTGACGTTGGACTTGAAGATACTTCTGAATCATTTGGTCTTCCAGCAACAACCGATCTTATGTTTGCATTGATCTCCACAGAAGAACTTGAAAATCTTAATCAGATCATGGTTAAGCAACTTAAGAATCGTTACAATGATGTTAACTATTATAAACGATTTGTTATTGGTGTCGATAGATCTAGAATGAAACTATATGATGTTGAGGAATCTGCACAAAAGAATATTTCAGATGCCGGTCAAGATGATGGACCAGCATTTGATAAGACTTCATTTGGCAAAAGGATGAAAAGTGCCGGTGAAGGGTTTACATTTTAATGGTAATGTGTTATAATTGTTATAGGAGAATATATGAGTACTAATTGGGTAAAAGACATGCAGGATATGCATGCAAAATTCGGTGTTAATCAAGTGATTCGTGGATTAGACAAAGCAAAACTTATGGCGTTTATTCAGTTTCGTATTAAGTTTTTGCAAGAAGAACTAGATGAAATGATCGTATCAAACAATGGCGATGACACCGTTGACGCATTGATCGATCTTTGCGTGGTAGCTATTGGAACTCTTGATGCACTAGATGTTGATGCACATACCGCATGGGATCGTGTACTAGAATCAAACATGACAAAAGAAGTTGGTATCAAAGCAAGTCGTCCTAATCCTCTAGGATTGCCTGACTTGATTAAGCCCGAAGGATGGATTGCACCAAGTCATGCAGATAATGTTGGACTGCTAAGTAAGGTACAAAAGTAATGTTTTCGCTCACCGTGTTTAAGTCAATCTTTGATAATAAGACGGATACTCGCATTGATTTTGAAACCTTTGAAAAGTTTGAGAAGTCGCTGTACTATCTTTCCACGATTAAAGGATATAAGGCTAAGCGCGGTGAGTTTGTAAAACATGCATCACCTCTTATATCGCCGGCTGTTTATAAGCCAGATACTACTAGAGCAAACGCAAACGTAATTGAATGGGCTGCTTGGGCTGCTCTTGATGTTGATAACGCCACTTATGATGGAGATCTTGAAAATGCATTGGCTAAATTATATCCAAACATTTATTACGTTTGTTATTCTACTGCTAGTAGTACTCGGATTACGCCAAAGTTCCGTCTCGTATTCCCACTTACAAGAACTGTTAGAAGTGAAGAAATCAAGCATTTTTGGTATGCACTCAACACAGAATTTGGCATGGTGGGAGATACCCAGACTAAGGACTTATCTCGAATGTATTACGTACCTGCGATATATCCTAATGCTCATAATTTTATCTTCACTCATCGTGCTGATAGCTTCCTTGACGTTGATGTTCTTTTAACTAAGCATGCATTTACTGCACCAAGTACGTCTAATTCATTCATGGATAGACTGCCGGAAAGTATGCAGAAAGAAATTATTAAGCATCGTCAACAAAAGCTTTCCGAAGATAAAAAAGAATTTGAATGGACATCGTATAATGATTGCCCATTCTTAAGTAAAAGTCTCATTAATGACTACAAGACTATTTCAAGAATTGATGGATCTGGAAGATATTCTATGATCTACAAAATAATGACTAGCATTGCATGCAGTGCTATTAAACGCAAATACCCTATAACAGAATATGAAATCGTTGACATCGTTCGCAATTTGGATCGTGACACTAGTAATCGCTATTCTAAGCGCCCTCTTAATGTTGAAGCCTCCAGAGCTATAGAATTTGCATATAGAAATGTTTAGTGTACATTAATTCGTCTTTGTGATATAATAAACCATGACTAATCAAGAAACTCTTGGAACTATTGGTGAGATTTATTACCAAGCTATCTTTGGTGGATTGCTTTCTGACTGGAAATATGATGGCGATAAAGATCTCGTACAAGCAGATGGACTTCAAGTAGAAATAAAAACACAGAGCCGCTTACGCGGTTCTAATGCGTTCACTGTCAATAAAGCAAATGAGAACAACCTAAAGAAATGCTTATATGTTGATAGATTAATTTTCATAGAATATAGTCTTAGTGATATAATAATCATATATGAATGCACTAATCGTAGAAGTGTATTTGGTATGATTATGGATGATGGACGAAACATGGCATGCTGGCCAATTGATCAAATGGAAATTCTTAAAAAAGTAAAACATCCAAAGCTCGCAGAAATTATGCGCAACTTCTCTAACTCTGAAACTCTAGGACATTTTAAATGACTGATAAACAATTTACTCGTTACTCTGCAAACGTACTTCTTGAGGCAGCTGCTATTCAAGAAAAGAAAGGCCAGGATTATCAAAATCCTTTGAGTCGCGTTCGTCAGGTGGATCACTACCCTCGTGGTGTTCATACTATTCTTGACACCGTGAATGGTAAACTTCTACGTATGGTTTCTGTTCTTGAAACAATGGAAGCAGGCGGTAAAGCAAACTTCGAATCTGTTGAGGATTCTGCACTTGATGCAATCAACTACCTATCGTTTGTAGTTGCATATATGCGTGGTGAAATCGATGGACAAGATGGTACTAAGGATATCTTCAATCGTCGTATCACTAAGCAAACTCATCCAACAACTGCATTGACTCCAGATAAGTTTAGATTAGAAACGTCTGGTACAATTACTATTAATAATGGTACGAATTCATCTTGGCCAATAGGAGTGCAGAATGATCGTACATGATATTCGTCATCAGTTTGCGCAACTCTATCAGCGCAGTAAATTTGTAATTGATAAGTCCGGTGTAAAAACTATCGAGATTATAAATGCTAACTTTACCGCAACTGAGCCTTTGATTTTCGGTGCTGTTAACAATGAATATGTAAGTCGCGAAATTCGTTGGTATGAAGGTCAATCATTAAACGTTAATGATATTCCCGGTGGTCCTCCAGTTATTTGGAAACAAATAGCAGATAAAGATGGTTACATTAATAGCAACTATGGATGGTGTGTATTTTCTGCAGAGAATAATCATCAGTTTGCAAACGTTGTAGCTGAGTTAGAACACCAGCCAGATTCTCGCCGTGCTACTATGATCTATACTCGTCCTGAGATGTGGGGTGATCATACTAAGAATGGTCGTTCAGACTTTATGTGCACTAATACCGTACAGTATATTATACGTGATGGTAAAATCCATGCTATAGTTAATATGCGCAGTAATGATGCTATTTTTGGATATCGTAATGACTATGCATGGCAAGAATATATGCTTGATAAAGTACAAGCAAAACTAATGAATCATGGTAAGGTGTATACAACAGGCGATATTTATTGGGCTGCAGGTTCACTTCATGTATATGAAAGACATTTTTATCTGATTGATCACTTCATTAAAACAAACGAAACCACAATCACTAAAGAAGAGTATGACACCAAGTACAACATGGCGTAATCGTTATTTAGATCTAGCAAAACGAGTTTCTACTTGGAGTAAAGATCCAAGTAGAAAAATTGGCGCTGTTGCTGTAGGATCTAAGGGTCAGATTCTTTCACAGGGATTCAATGGATTTCCTCGTGGTATTTTAGACAGCGCTGATCGGTACAACGATCGCCCTATGAAATATAAACTTGTAGTTCATGCTGAAATGAATGTGATCTACAATGCAACATTCAATGGCGTATCTCTTGATGGTGCATCACTCTATGTATATGGGCTTCCTGTTTGTTCTGAATGTGCTAAAGGAATTATTCAAGTAGGCATCAAAGAAGTTTTCATATATACAGATGATGCGGTACCAGCAATTTGGACAGAAGCATATGACTTAACATGCGATATGTTCAGTGAAGCTGGCGTACGATGCGAATGGATACAAACATAGGAATATAAATGAAAATAGCAATTATTATGGGACGAGGCATTGAAGGCTGCGGCGTAACTAAATTTACCGTTGAGCAAACCAAATGGCTTGCAAAGAATGGACACGAATTTACTGTGTTCTCTTCTAAAGATAAGTCGTGGACTCGTAAGAACGCCCATGATGTATCCAATGTAGTTCAACTAAAGTTTACAAAACCTGAAGAAACTAATAAGCTCATTGCTGGTTGTAATGCTGCTGATGTAGTTATCATTAATAGTCTACCGTCCATTGGACATCCTGACGAATGTATCATTCAATTTAAGAGAGCACTAAATGAAATTACTAAACCAATTGTTCTTATTCAACATGATCACTCTGCGTTGTCGATTAAGCGTAATGCTGCAATCGATGAGTCTATCGGAAAAGCTACAATTCTTTTTGGCCATAGTTCTCGCAATGACTTCGCTCGTGCTGTTAAGTCTTCAACTGGCGGAGGTGGGTTAGCAGGATTCTTTGATGATGATACATCTAAGACTATTCTGAACTTCCAACCAGGCATGGACTTTGATTCTATTCGTAATAAGTATTGGTTACCTATTGAAGGAACTGATCCTATCATGAATAAGTGGATTGGTCGTACTACCTCGTGGAAAGGTTACGTTCAGATGTTTAAATTCCACAATGAATTCTTACGTCCTAATGGATACATCACAACCTTTGAAGGTATTGAAAAGTCTCCAGCATATCTTGGATTCCGTGAGTTGTCAGAATTTAACTCTTGCATTGATGTTAGTATCTCCAGCACATCGTTGAAGAATAACGAACCAGCATATG